GTCAGGATTATCTCAGATGACCTTGACCAGCCTGAACTGGCGGTAACTGGCCGAGATCAGCCTCGACTGGAAACGGTGTGGCCTGATGCGTCAGGTTCGTTTGGGGCTGAGGTGGGGGGCTGGGCTTTACAGCATTTGGGCATGGAGTTGATGCCGTGGCAACAGAGGGTTCTTGACGGTCAGTTGTTGTTTGACGGTGACGGGGATTTTTTGCATCGTATGTCTATGGTTTCTACGGCGCGTCAGAACGGTAAGACGGTTGCGTTGACGGCGTTGGTCGGTTGGTGGCTAACGGAAATGCCTAAGCACCGGGGGCAACCGCAAACCGTTCTATCTACAGCCCACCGTCTTGACTTGGCAGTCATGTTGTATGACAAGTTGGCTGACATTCTCGAGTTGCGGTTTGGTGCAAAACTTATGCGGTCGTACGGTCGCAACCAAGTCACCATGCCCGACGGATCAAAATGGTTTATCCGTGCAGCCAACTCGAGTGTCGGTCACGGTATGTCATGCGATCTGATTGTTGCTGACGAGATTTGGGATATTGGCTCGACTGTTATTGACGGCGGTTTACTACCAGCCCAGCGCGCCCGACGATCACCATTGTTGAGCGCGTGGTCAACGGCAGGCACAGAGGCAAGTACCGCCATGCAGCGTTGGCGTGAACAGGGGTTGCGATCTATAGACCGTGGCGAACCGTCATCACTCTATTTTGCTGAGTGGTCGCCGCCGCCCGACATATCGCCTATGGACAGTCGCGCATGGGGTTGGGCAAACCCAGCGCTAGGCAAAACTTTGACGCTAAAAACGATTGAGGCCGAGAGTGAAAACCCTGACCGCGCAAGTTTTCTACGCGCGTCATGCAACCTATGGGTCGCGTCAGACAAATCGTGGATTGCACCGGGTTTGTGGCCTGAGTTGGAGTACACCGACCCTATGCCCGACGGCGGCACAGTCGCCATAGAAACTAGCCTGACCGACGACCGATATTTTGCGACCCGCGCAATCGTGCTTGACGATCGGCGCACCGTTGTCACCGTCGAGTTTGTTTGCGACACCTACGACGAAATGTTGCGACACGTTGAGCGCCTAGCAAAAAACACGGCAATCAAATTTGCTATCAGTCCGTCAATAGATATTCATTGGCCGTTAGCGCTTGAGCGTCGCAGGGCAGTTGTCGGCTACGGCGAGATACTTAAATTTACGCCACGCATCAAATCAATGATCCACGAAAAATTGTTGTGGCATACGGGCGAAAATATGTTGGCTGAACACGTGCAACGCGCCGTCGCAGTCAGATCACAAAACAGCATCGCGCTATCAAGCCAACGATCACCCGGCCCGATCGAGTTGGCTAGGTGTTTGGTTTGGTCGGCGGCGCTCGCATCACGACCAACAGCGACAGGCAAACCAATGATCGTCGTTGCTGGTGGCTAGTATTTTGCTGGGCGGCCGTTAGGTTCTTACTTTCTCGGTTGACGCTTAGCGGTCGCCTATACACAATGACGATTTAGTTTGGTGGCATACTTAGCGCATGGGCATTTTTAACCGCACCGTCAGCAAAGCAGCGATTTCACCGCAACCAAGTAAAGCGGCCGCAGCCGGTAGCGGATACGTCGGCCAAAATGCAGGCGCAAATTCAATCGGACAGTATTACAACTATGTTGAGGGTACGGCTCGTAATCGTGCTATGAGTGTGCCGACAATTAGTCGAGCGCGCGATCTTATGGCCAGCGTCATTGGTTGCATGAACTTAAAAATGTATACCGAAATGTGGAACGGCGAAGAAATGGAAAAAATGCCATTAGCGCCACGCACTTGGCTACGGCGCATAGACCCAACGTTGCCAAACAATTTTATTTTGTCGTGGACATTTGACGATTTATTTTTTTATGGTCGCGCATTTTGGTATATCACCTCACGCACAGCCGACGGATACCCAGCGTCTTACAGCCGTTTGCCTTCTGCGATGATACAAACACTCGATCAGGCTGGCCCAGTTTGGTTTGCACCGTCAAAACAAATTGTGTTTAACGGCGCTGAACTTGATTCAGCAAACGTCGTGCAATTTTTGTCGCCGATACAAGGCATTACTTATATGTCAGAAACGGCAATTGCTACAGCGTTAAAACTTGAAGCTGCACGATACCGCAACTCGAGTTCGGCGATTCCGGCGGGTGTAATTAGGCAGGTTGGTGGCGAGCCTTTAAGCGCACAAGAATTAGCCGATCTTGCCGCCGCGTTTAATGCAGCACGTGAAACCAATCAAACCGCAGCGCTAAACGAATTTGTTACCTACACCGAAACTATGACCAGCCCTGACAAAATGTTGTTAATTGACAGCGCCGAATTTCAAGCAATGGAAATGGCACGACTTTGCAACATTCCGCCATACCTTGCAGGCATCAGCGTCGGGTCGTACTCATATCAATCAAGTGCTGAAAGCCGTATGGATTTGTGGACATTTGGCGTACGGGCTTACGCAGATTGCATTGCTGGCACACTCAGCCAAAACAACATTTTGCCAAACGGAACTTACGTCGAATTTGATGTTGAACAATATCTTACCGGCGAATATTCAATGGGTGAAGATCGAGATACACAAACAGAAATTACAGAAAGAGTAGAGTTACCTTCATGATCAGACTTACCCCTTCACAGATCACGGTTGACGCAGCGGCGGCAGAGGGTTTGCCGTCGCGCTCAATCTCAGGCGTGGCCGTTACTTATGACGAGACGGCGACAATTTCTGACGGCACAAAGGTGCGGTTTTTGCAAGGGTCGTTGCCAGTCACGGGGCGTGACCCAAAAATTTATATGCAACATGACAGCACCCAAATTTTAGGCAAAGTAGTTGAGCGTGTGGACACGCCGCAAGGCATGATGTTTACGGCCAAGATCAGCGCCACTCGACTAGGCGACGAGGCACTTACTCTTGCCAATGACGGCGTTATTGACGCGGTATCGGTAGGCGTAACGCCAACAAAGTTTAGTTATGACGAGGAAGGCGTAATGATCGTTGAGGCGGCTACATGGCAAGAATTGTCGCTGGTCAGCGAAGGCGCATTTAGCGGGGCAATTATTGAGCGCGTCGCAGCAAGCGCACCCGACGAACCAGTTGAAACACCAGCCGAGAGTATCCACCAAACCGAGCCAGCAATAGAGTTAATATCAGAACAAGACACAACAAAGGAAACAGACATGACCGACAAAATCGAAACCCCAGTAGTTGAAGCAGCGACCGCAACAGTTGAAAAACTTTGGGCGCAACCAAAACACGAATTCAAGATGCCAACACCGGGCGAATACTTTGCCGCAATGACAATTGGTGGCGACACATTCCGCAAAGTAAACGAAGCATACAAATTTGCTGCCGCTAAAAGTCAATCAGCATTGCAGTTTGCTTTGGCACAAGACTTGACAACTGATACACCGGGTTTGTTGCCACAACCAGTTTTGGGCAACGTGTTTTTGAACTACAACGCTATTCGTCCTGTTGTGTCGGCAATCGGTACTCGAGCAATGCCAAACGGACAAGGTAAATCGTTTACTCGCCCAATCATTACTCAGCACACCGCAGCAGGCGTACAAACTGAAGGTCAAGAAGTAACAAACCAAAAAATGACGCTTAGCGCAAATACGGTTACACGTAGCACCGTCGCTGGTGGCGTGTTTATTTCCCAACAAGATATTGACTTCACAGACCCTGCAGCGCTCAATGCAATTTTGACAGACTTGCAAGGACAGTACCTTAAAGAAACTGACAACATTGCGGCCGATGCTTGCAATACTGCAAAACAAACTTCAGGTTTCACATGGACAGTCACAGCAGGTGACCCAACAACACTTATGGCAGCGTTGTACGGTTGCGCGTTTAACATCAGCAACCAAACAAACTTGTTTGCAACACACTTGCTGGTAAGCGTTGACGTGTGGCAAAAACTTGGCGGTCAACTTGACGCAGACAAGCGCCCACTATTCCCAGCAATCGGCGCACCGGGCTTAATGGGTCAAAACACATTGGGCGCAGGTTCGGCCGCAACATGGTCAGGCATGAACCCAATGGGACTTGAGATCGTGGTTGACGGCAACTTTGCATCAGGCACAATGCTTGTTGTACACGCCCCAGCAATCGAGTTCTACGAACAGCAACGCGGCATTATGCGAGTTCAAGACCCAGCACTTTTGGGCGAAAACTTCTCGTACTACGGTTACTTTGCGACATTCTTCCAAGATGCAACAGACGCAACCGCAGGCTCACGCTTCGTACAGTCGATCACAGTCGCCTAGTCGTAAGCGGCAAAACCGCTCATGGCAACATACGCAACAGCAAGCAAACAATTAACAGATAACTACGCCTGCATATCTACGCTTGAGCCAACCGACATACAGGTTGGCGACAGCGTAGTTGTAGGGGCGTTAGGCGCACCGTTTAACGGCACGTACACCGTGCTGGCTTGCCCACAATACCGATACACAGGTGTTGACGGCACAACGGGCGAATTTAACTATGACGTAACGATCGCCGTACCAAATCAAATATTGTTTGCTTGCACAGGTGACGACGTTGATTTCGTTGCGATCTACACCGGCACGGTTGCGTTCACACCGACCTGCACGTGGATTACGGCAGCCAATTTAGTCACCTATTTGGGTGTGTCGATTACTAACCCGTCAGATGATTACACGTTGATCACGCAGGCCGTGAGCGCTGGCAACCAGTTTTGCAGTCGCCGTCGAGCCGAGGCAGGTTATAACGACAGCCTTAGCACGTCGCCTAGCGGTGATGTCACGCTTGGCACTTTGATGTACAGCGCGGCGTTGTGGCGTTCGCGTGGCTCGCTTGAGAACGTGTTTGCGTCGTTTGACGGCATGGGTACAGCACCCCAACAATCGTTGACGCCGATCGTTAAACA